GCCTACCTTTCGGCTATTAGACGAACTTAACGAACTTAGTAGCGTCAGCCATAAAGCCGGCTGCGTAACCTCTGAACGCAATAGTGCGGCCCAATGTTGCAGGTACTTCAACGCTAATTGCGCCTTTTTGCTGTTCGTAAAACTCGAAGCCTGCAGCTGGTCCGGCTGCGTGGCCCATAAACGAACCTGGGGCGTGTCGGTCAACTACAAGCACAAGGCCTAGCGGGTTGCCGTTCCAACTTGTAGCAGAAGAATTACCTGCAGCGTTTTGACCCATAAGGTTAGGTGCGCCTACAAATGGAAACACTGGGCGGTTCTGGTCATCTACTGAACTTGCCAAAGCTTTCCAACTGGCAGGCGTTACGAACATATGCGTAGGCAAATAGTTAGAGTCTGTAGAAATTTGTCGTGCGCCTTCGTAAATTGCTGCTACCCAGTCCGCACCTACTGCAGTGTCTGCAACTGATGAAGTTTGTGTAATTGCAGCGTGGCAAGTATCTATTGCGTAATTGTCAGTTGCCTGACCGTAAGCAATAGCTAACTGGTTCAAAATAATGTCAATTGAAGCAGGGTCTGAAAAATCTAGGTCCTGTTCTGACACTGTAACAAAAGTACCAAACGACAATTTAGAAATGTCATTGTTTGAAACTACAACAGTTGAAGCGTTTAGCTGGTCAAACTGCGCCGATTGCTGTTGTACTACTGGGCGTGTTGTAATTTTTGGCCTGCGAAATGTTGCGCCTTGTGTAGGCATTGCGCGAGTACCAATGGCAGTAACAAACGGGCGCACTGGGTTAAGTCCGTCATATACAGAACCAGTAATAATTTCTGGCAAAATACCTGGGGTAGATTCAGTGTTAATAAATGGTGCAACGCCCGGCGCTGCTTCTACTACTGCTTGTTTAATGTTTGCGTTCATCTGTGCAAAATCTGCACCGCCGCGCACATAGCTAGCAATATATTCTGAAGTACTTGGCAAACGAAGTTTACGCGGTTGCGCGTATACCGTGTGTACGGCTGCTGCTTCAACGATTTGTGGGGTTTCTGTTTCCATTTTTTCTACCTCTTGTTCTGGGTCTTGTTTACTATTTAACACTACTTCATCTTCGTTTTGGTGGATACTGGCCGCTACGCGTTCTACTTTAGCGGCTTCAAAAGCGCCAAAAGGTAGCAGGCTTAATTCTTGCCAATCAGCTTTTGTTACTACCATTGTGCCGGCTTCGTCAAAACTAAATTCAACCGGCAAAATACCTACAGAAACGCTATCTAGTACGCCGTCTTTTGCTAGTTGTAGCGCTTCGTCGCCTAACCTAGTTTCGCTTATGCGGGCTTCAAATAAAACCGTATCGCCTACTAATTCTCTACTGATTACTAAACCTATTGGGCTAGTACTGTCGTGGTTGAGATACATTTTAGGTTTCTTGCCTTCAAGTGGCAAACTGCCAGGTTCAAACCGTACTTTTTGGCCGTCGCTTACTACAGCTTCTACGCCGTATTGCAACGCAACGCCCGCTAATGTTCTTCTTGGCAGCGTTGCACTAGCGGGCGCTGCGTCTAGCGTCAATTCTTGCGGCGTCAATCTAAGCATTATTAACCGTCATTTCTTCTTGTACTAGTTCTTCTTTTTCTTCTACTTCGTAACTTTCTAAATAACTTTCAATATCAAACCTTACTACAGTCCCGCGCGGTAAAACGTTGTTAGCGCTAAGCGTTTCTTGTATGCAATCTATGTACGGTTTCACGCCAAACTTGTATAAGTCGCGCGAAGCTTCAGCGCTGCTTACATAACTGTAATTGCCAATACTTACAGAAACTAGATACGCCGGTACGTTTGCAATTCGTGCTATTTCTTTTGCCTGATATTCGGCAGCGTCAATAAGTAGCATTTTGTCAGGCGTTGCCATATTTGGTATTACTTCTACAAATTCGTTAACCGCGCTTGTAGCAGAAGCAAAACGTGCTTCGTCATAGGCCGCTGCTAAATCGCGTAATTCTTGCGGCGACATAGGTTCGCCGCCCATTTGCCTAAGCGTTACGGCTGGTTGCAAACTGCTTGCGTTGCGATTACGGGCCTGTTCAAGTTTTAGCGCTGTATCTACAGAAGTTGCGCCGGTATAGATTAGGCCTTGTATCGGGCTTAAAAACTGTACGCAATCTTCCCAGCGAATAGGTAAGCCTTGAAACAATATTTGTTTAGACGGTCCAAACCATACGCCGCTGCTTTGTGCCTGGTCTTGCGTTGTAACTATTGCGGCAGGTAGACGCGTAAAAGAACTTGGGTAGCCTGTGCTATCGCGTTCGGTTATGTACCAAAATGCGCGACCATAAAATAATAAATCATCTAACGTAAAACTTAAAATAAAATTATTTGTTACGCCTTTGTCTATTCGCTGTAACCAGCTGCGCGGCGCTTCTGGCACTAATTCTAATTTTTCGCCGTTCCAGATTTCTTTAAATAATTCCAGTTTTAGGCAACCGAGAACCGAACACATCAAATCTCTACTACGCGAAATAGTCGGCACTTGCATAAAACGTTGTCTAGAAACGCCGTCAGAATAAGCGTAAAAATTGCCAATTTGTGAAGCGCCTGCGTTACTACCTGCAGCCGCTTTTACTTGTTTAACGGGTTCAGGTTTGCGCGCGAATAAAGCCATTTGGTAAGTATGCCACATTTAAAATAAAAATTTGTGATAGGTAGCCGCCGCAGTCGTGAACCGAGAAAGTCTGAAACTCAACGGCTACCCGCGCATTACCTTAGCCGATAACAAAACCTATATAGCGCCACGCGTGCTAACTATTAACGGTTTACCTATGGTTGAAGGTTTGCTAACCATACTTACGGCAAACACTAGACAGCGTGCTAGTTCTATTGGTCCGGGGCTACGCAAACTAGACAAAGTTATAGCGCCTTGGTTTTTGACGGCTACGGCGCGTTCTATGTGTTGCGCTAATAGCTGGCTGCCGTCGTGTCTTACTTTGCCTTCAAGTATTGCGGCCCTAGTGCTAACGGTCCAGCGTTGTAGTTCACGGTTGCCTACCATAGACGCGCGGCGGGCAAACTTTGTGGGTAACGTCATTTCAAACGCAGGCGTAATAAGCAGGCGTGTAGTTTGGTCAATACAGGCCGCTTCTACGGCTTGCCAGCATTCGGCTAACGTATCTTTAACAAATTCTACGGCTACTTGTATTTCGCCTTTGCCGTTTAACGCAGCTCTAACGCCGACGTAGCGCGCTTCATCTTGGCTTTGCTCTATTGCTAGTACGCCGCCTTTAGGCATAGGGTCAGCTGTTACTAGCTTGTCAAAAACCCCTGGCTGTAACCAGCCATTAGCGCTAGCGGTCCAAATATTGACGCTGGACCGTAAAAACGCGTTACGGTTTGGCTGTTCAGCTTCTGAAGCTATTACGTCTAGCGTAAGTGTGCTACCTATTGCAGGGTTTGCTTGTAGCCACGCTGCAGGCGTCATAGGGTCAATGTCGCCCGCCGGTGAATATTCGGCAAAGTAAAGCGACGTAGTTTTCTTTTCATCTATTGCCCGTAAACCCTGTTCACGCCATTTCTGCATTTCTTTACTACTTTCATCGCCTGCCGTAGAAGTCATAAACAGAAGCGGGCTACGCCGTGTACGCATAGTAGGCAAAAGACCTACGGAAACACTGTCAGGCGATACCGCCCAAAGTTCATCTATGCAACACAAATCGGCAGTAAGGCCGTGAAACGAATTAGGCGTAGCAGCACGAACTAACCAGCGTGTACCGTCTGGCAAATTGGCTTCGTTACGGCCTACCGCCCAAGTCAAAATAGCGCCAAACTCTTTTTCTAGTATTGGTGCAACGGCGTTAAACAGTTCTATAGCCAGGTCTAACCTATGGGCTGTAGTAATAATGGTTTGCGGCTGGTTTCGCAGCTTAGGCATTTCTGTAGCCCAAAAACCTACAAGGCTGGCTAACAAAATGCTTTTACCGTTTTGACGCGCAACACTTACTAAGCCTTGCCGGTGCAATAGGTCGCCGTCTGCGTTATGTGCTAGCAAACCTGTTGCAACGTGATATTGCCAGTCCATTAAATTTACGCCTAAATACTCTTGCGCCCAAAGCTGTACGCCGTCAGCTAAATAACGGCCTTCACGTTCACAGACAGTTTCTAAACGTGGCTTGTATAAGTCTGCATAGTTATGCATTGGCTGGTTCTGGCTAGTTCCGTCTGAACCTGGCTGGTTCTGGTTTAATCCGTTTTCATCAGCCGTAAAACCCTTATAAGATAAGGATTTAGGTGCG